ATAAATGAAAGCCCCGCAGAAAAGCCTTAAAGACTGGGGTTCTCAGGATTGGCGAACCAAGTCGGGCAAGCCATCGTCTGAAACGGGCGAAAGGTATCTGCCTGCAAAAGCAATCAAGGCATTAACTTCGGCAGAGTATGCGGCAACGACTAAAGCCAAGCGTGAGGCTACGGCTAAAGGTAAACAGTTTGCAAAACAGCCCAAAAAGGTTGCCGAAAAGATTAAGAGTTTTAGATGAAAAGCCCAGCTTACGCACGCAAAGAAGGTCAGAACCCTAAAGGCGGCTTGAACGCCAAGGGCAGGGCTGCGGCAAAGGCTGAAGGCATGAATCTAAAGCCACCCGTCAAGTCTGGTGATAATCCTCGCAGGGCATCGTTTTTGGCTCGTATGGGTGGCAACGCTGGCCCTGAATACAAAGATGGTGAACCCACTCGATTGCTGTTAAGTTTGAGGGCATGGGGCGCATCATCTAAAGCAGATGCACAAGCCAAAGCAAAGAAAATATCAGCCAGAAACAAGGCGAAGTAAATGCAAATACCTATCCTAAACGGTATTTACACCGACAACACACCTGAATTGCGTACATCGTACCCAGTGAACCTTGTGCCTGTGCCAAAACAATCGGGCATCAGCAATGGGTTTTTACGTCAGGGTGATGGCATTGTTGCCAACGGCACAGGGCCAGGCACTGACCGAGGTGGCATCAACTGGCAAGGTGGTTTATATCGAGTGATGGGCACAAAGTTGGTTGAGATAGCCAGCGCAGGCACAGTGACTACATTGGGTGATGTGGGTGGGCCAATAGATGAGCTGGTTACTTTTGATTATAGCTTTGATGTGCTGGCTATCGCCTCTGGTGGTCGCTTGTACTATTGGATTCCAGTTAACACAACAGCAACATCGGTATGGAACACAACTGCGCCAATTCTAAGGCAAGTTACAGACCCTGACCTTGGCGTGGTTCTTGATGTTGTATGGGTAGATGGTTTCTTTATGACCACCGATGGCGAGTCTTTAATTGTTACAGACTTGATCGACCCAATGGCTGTAAACCCATTTAAGTACGGAAGTTCTGAGGTTGACCCTGACCCTGTGGTTGCTTTATTAAAACTGCGAAACGAAGTATATGCGCTGAACAGAAACACTGTTGAGGTATTCGATAACGTGGGGGGTGAGCTTTTCCCGTTCGCTAAAATTGATGGCGCACAGTTGCAAAAGGGCGTTGTTGGAACATTTGCTTGTTGTGTATTTATTGAGCGCATTGCTTTTTTAGGAAGTGGGCGTAATGAAGCCCCGAGTATTTACATAGGTGCAGCCGCAATAACACAAAAAGTAAGCACCCAAGAAATCGACAACATTTTGTTAGATTACACCGAGGCACAGTTGGCATTGGTTAAGTTAGAAGCCAGAAACGACAAGAACCATCAGCATCTTTATGTGCATTTGCCTGACCAAACGCTAGTCTATGACGCATCGGCATCCGAGGCATTGCAATCGCCCGTTTGGTTTATATTAGTCAGCACTCTGACTGGTCTTCAGCAATATCGTGCCCGAAACTTGGTGTGGGTTTACGATAAATGGATGGTGGGTGACCCGCAATCCAGCGACATTGGTTATCTTGAACAAGACATTGGTAGCCATTGGGGTGAGCAAGTTTACTGGGAATTTGGCACGATTATTGTTTACAACGAAAGCAATGGGGCGATATTTAACGAGTTGGAATTGGTGAGTTTGACTGGAAGTATCGCCCTTGATAAGAATCCACAGATCAGCACTAGTTACTCGTTAGACGGTAAGTTATATAGTCAAGAAAAGTTTATTGCGGTTGGAACTATTGGCAACTTTAAAAAACGTCTTGCATGGTTTAAACAGGGGCACATGAGGAACTGGCGCATCCAGCGTTTCCGTGGTGACAGTGATGCCCATGTTTCATTTGTTCGACTTGAGGCTCAAATTGAGTCATTGAAATACTGATGGCAACCGCACCCATTTCTCGCAGACTTAATCTGACTCGTAATCAGTTGGCGGAATTTCTGACCGACCAGCAACAGATCAGGCAGTTTGAACTTTTGTTTTCTACTGTTGACGAATTACAAGTTATTGTTGGCACAGACTTTGAGTTTCAAGCTGATACCGCCTATGCCACCGCCAATAATGCGCTGGCTCAACTTGCAGCGTTAGCACAAGAATCAGCAATTAACTGCGCTTTGGCTGAGAACAAAGCAAATCAGGCGTTGGCACTTGTGGATAAACTGAGTAAAGCTGTTGAGGGTTTGCAGATGACCCCACCGCCAAGGGAGTTTAAACGGGCAAGGTATGGCTCGTTTTACGACACCACTACACAGACAGCCACGGTCATCAATACAGCAACGGCAATCACTTTCAATACTACTGATTTAAGTAATGGCGTTTACATTGGTTCACCCACTTCACGTATCATTGTTGATAGCGAGGGCTTGTATAACTTTGCTCTTAGCTTTCAAATTGACAAAACATCTGGGGGTACTGCTGAGTTTTATATTTGGTTTAGATTAAATGGTGTAAACGTTTCCAATAGCGCAGGGTTTATTCGCATTCAAGGCAACAACGCAGAGATTTTTTCAGCTTACAATTTATTTTTAGACCTTAAAGCTAACGACTATGTTGAAATAATGTTTTCAGTCACTGATTTAAGCGTTGAAGTTTTGGCAGTGTCAGCAACTGCCCCAGTTCCAGCAATTCCATCCATAATTTTGACAGTCAACAACAACATTGAAGGTGTACTATGACCGTTATTATCAAAGTGCTTATCCCTGCAAAACAGGCAGAGAACGCACAGACCACCCAATACACCGCAACGAATGTCAAGGCAATCATTGACAAGTTCACGGTCACTAACACTAGCGCAAACAATGTAACTTTCAGTTGCAACTTGGTAACAACTGGAGGCTCTGCGGGTGCATCTAACTTGATTGTAGATTCACGAAGTCTAGTTCCTGATGAAACCTACACTTGTCCTGAATTGGTTGGGCAGGCACTGGATGTAGGTGGGTTTATTTCCACAATCGCAGGGGCAGCAACATCCCTAACCATTCGGGCATCAGGTCGAGAAATTACTTAAGGAGCACAGCATGAAAGAGTTTATGGTTATCCCACGGGGCTTTAATGGCCTGCCAATGGATGAGGGGTTCTTAACCACAGCCGAGAATAAAAAGAATTATGCGGTTGCGGTAGCTGATTGGAACTATGGCCCTGAAATGCCAACCAATGAAGCTGGTGCGAATAAGGAGTTCTACGTAGGTCTGGCAGAGGCGATGCAGTGCGATGAAAAAGACGCAAGACGCAAACACTGCTCAAACTGCGAGTATTACGACAATACTTTTATGACTCAAGTGCGAATCGAACGCATCCCAATGGCGGCTTATGACAAGGGCGCAGGGTTTAGGGGTCACTGCATGAAACTTAATTTTATCTGCAACGATATGCGGGTTTGTCAGGCTTGGGAAGACAGAGAATATGAGGATTGACCTTTTGTCAATTTGTGCGAAAATCAAGCCGCTGAGTTCTGGCATCCAGCGGCCTGCCCTTATTAGGAGTTGTGCATGACTGGTATTGATTGGCTTAAAGAAAACCTACAAAGGGTTCTTCTACTGCCTACGCCAGTTGTTGACTGGCTAATTATGGTCTACGATGCCATTCAGGTGTTTGATGATGTTGCCGATGGCGACACGATTGAGCGCAAAGACCTGAATGCAGCCATCTGGAACACATTGGTGGGTATGCACCAAAACCAATTTTTTATTAGCAACAGTCATCATCTTGTGCCATTGATGGCAACGATGATCTTAAAATGGCAAGCCTCAGACACGGCAGAACGTGAAGGTCATGCAGATGCTAGATCATTCATCTGGCGTGCTGGCTACTATGACTTGATTTTGATGGCGGTTTCTCTTACGCATGGGGCAGGATTTGCCACAAAAAATGCACATCTCGTCATGGATTTATATGGCGAGAAACTTGAAGACTACATGAAGGAGTTCGGCAATGCCTGATGTAACAACAATGCTTATAGTTGGTGGAAGCCAACTTATCGGAAGTTCAATGCAAGCCAGTGCTGCAAGCAGTGCCGCAGGCATTCAAGGTGCTGCGGCTGAAAAAGGCATTGAAGAACAGCGCAGACAATTTGATGCACTTCAAACCTTGCTTAAACCTTACACAGAAGCTGGTTTGCCAGCATTGGAACAGCAACAGGCTTTTTTAGGTCTTAGAGGGCCAGAGGCAGAACGTGCCGCCATTGAACGCATCAGTGGTGGTGAGCGTTTCCAAGAGTTAAGCAGACAAGGCGAAGAGGCATTATTGCAAAGAGCATCGGCTACTGGTGGTTTACGTGGCGGTAATATTCAAGCCGCATTAGGCCAGTTTCGCCCTCAACTCCTCAATCAACTTATTGATGAACAGTATGGTCGTTTAGGCGGCATGACAACTTTGGGTCAACGGTCTGCGGCTGGTGTGGGTGCGGCTGGCATGCAGTCAGGTACAAACGTGTCTAATCTATTATCTCAACAAGGTGCGGCTCGGGCTGGTGGTGAACTTGGTGAAGCACGTGCTTATGGTCAGTTATTTAATCTGCCATCACAAGTGTTGGGTTTCCAATATGGCGCAGGCGGTAAGTCTGGCGTGGGCTTTGGGTTTTAAAGGAATAAAACATGGCAACGATCAATCCATTCCAAGCCCCAATTAACTATGCAGTTGATGTGCAAAGCCCATTCGAGGCGGCAATCGGTGGATTTAAACTTGGTGCAGGCGTAGCTGAAGTTGAGGCGGCAAGAGCCGCAAGAGATCAAGCGCAAAAGGCTCAAACTGACTTAAAGGCATTATTTAATAATCCCAATGCAACAGCGGCAGATTATGATCGTATATTGCCATTTTTACCTAAAGATCAGGCGGCAATCATAACGCAGGGTTTTGAGAGAAAAACTAAAGAGCAACAGCAAACCGCATTAACACAAGGGGCGCAAGTTTACACAGCCATCAAGTCTGGAAATTTACCAGTTGCTGAAATGCAACTTAAAGAGCAAGCTCAAGCACTAAGAGATGCTGGTAGAGAAACAGAAGCACAAGGGTTTGACGATCTTTCAGCTTCGATTAGGATGAACCCAACATGGGCGCAGACAACGATTGCGTTGACTTTAGCTAGATTGCCTGGAGGCAAGGAATTTCTTGAAAGCGCAGACAAGGCACTTTCAACTCAAAGGGCTGAAGCTCTCCAACCTAGCGCATTAAAAGAATCTGTAGCTAAAGCAGATCAAGCAGTAACTGAGGCTCAAACTAAAGTTGCAGACTTGCGTATCAAATTGCAAAATGAACCAATTGAA